ATACTATCGATGTAAAAGAAATAAAAGCAAGTTATACCTCACTTGTTGGTATATTAGAACGGTTGATTAGAAAGGAAAAATGATGATTTCAGGTATGTTAGCAAAAGCTGTAATGAATTTAGTAGCAAAACAATTCAAGTTAGAAAAGATACTTGCATATGTAGAAGATCCTAACGATGCAGACAAAAGAATTGATGAATTAGAGCTAGATGTATTTGCTTTAAAGAGAACAATTAAAAGTCTAGATTCAGGTTGTAAATGCAAGTGTTGTGAGAAACCAAAACCAAAAAGGAGAGCAAAAAAGTGAACGAAATAATAAAGAAAGCTATTATTGAACATTTGTTTAATGATAAAATGAAAGCAAATGTAATAAAGGCTTTAAATGAAAATATTGATGTACCATTTATAGGTGAAAAGACTGAAGCTAAAATATTAGATGCTTTATATTCATCTGTAGAAGAAGTGTTAAAAGATGCAATCAATAAGTCGTAAAATAAATTATAATTGGGAGAGGGACTACACCGCTCCTCCTTGGTTTTCTCAGCATGTATGCTGCGATAGTTCGCTTACTGTTGTGTATACCTCTCCCGATAAATTAAAGGAAAAAAGTGCCTAAACAGATATATAATATAAGAGCCTTTCACGGTGGAATAAATAGTAACTCTGATGCTAGAGATATAGCTGAAAATGAACTGCATGAAGCTATAGATATAATGGTTGATAAAATAGGTCAAACAAGAATGATGGGGGCATCTTCTACTATGAGCCCTCCAGCTGTTAAAGGAAATTCTATTGAGCCAGGATATGGATTATTTCAATTTAGCCATGATAGAATTGATGGACATGCTGCAGGCTCTGGAGCTCAAACTGGAGCAGACTATTTAGCTTTTTCTGATCCAGATACTGGTGGTGGGAATGTCTCTATATATAGTGCAGAAGATACTACTTGGGGTGATCCAATAACTGGAATGACCAATAATTCTGGCGGACAAAGAAAGGATGTTTTTTATTTTATTGATGGAAATTTAAGAGTATGTGATTCTAATTTTGGGAATAGTAATGCAAATAAATGGTATGGCTATATAGATAGAACTCATTTTGAAAACCTTACTCCTGGAGGCAACGCAGATTCTTATGACGCATGGTATTGTAAAGACGCTGAAATAAAAAAACCTACTAATAGTGCATGTGCTGATACTACTTTAACAGGACAGTGCAATGCATCTGCAACAGTATCTAGCTTTATTGGGCCATCAAATACATTCCCTAATACTGCAAGATTTAGAGATAGCAATAATTTTTATATTGGAAAATTTATAGTAATTACTTCAGGAGATGCTGATGGTCAAGCAAGGGCAATTGCTTCACAGCCTAGTAGCAGTACTACTGCAGCAGTGAGCCCTGATTTTGACGATGATCCAGATACTGGTCATTTTTTTATTTATCCTGCTGCAGGTGATGGATTTCATGTACAGCTAGGGACTCCTACTGGTAGTAGTGCAACATTTCCAGCAGGAACTATTAAATTTGGTATAACTTATATTTATGATGCTGAGCCAGGAGAACCTGGCGCTCAAGAGTCTTATATTAGAAGAGCAGTGGGCAATAATTTTACAGTTTCAGCAGGACAAGGATTTGCTTTAAGGTTGCTTGCAACTTCACCTTACGATCCTAGGCTTACAGGGGGGCGTTTATATTATCAAGTAGGAGCAACATCAGCGCAATTAGGAGAATGGACACATATAATGGATATTAGTTTAAAATATGGAGCTAGGGTTGGGCTTTCTGGTAGTTATAGTCCTTGGGAGTATTTAGACAGCGGAACTCCTGTATTTTTAAGAACCCCTGAATTTACTATATCTGAGCCTGGAAATGTTACATGGGAAGATCTTAATGGGATGCCAGCAGAAAATGAAGACGATAGTGGAAATTCAATTATGTTAAATACAGCTAAATATAAAACTGCAGTAGTATCAAATAGAATGGTCTATATAGGCAATGTAAATTATAATGGAATTACTTATGGAGATGCTGTATTTAAAAGCCCTGTCAATAGGTTTGATACATTTTCAGATGTTAGAAAGCTTGAAGCAAGTATAAATGACGGAGATAGTATAGTTAAGCTTGAAGCCTACGCAGACAGACTTTTGATTTTTAAGAAAAAAAAGTTAGAACTTTTAAATATTTCTCAAGAATTAGAATTTATAGAAGATACATTTGTTCATAAAGGAGTTTCTCATCCTGCTGCAACCTGCAAAACTGATTTTGGTATAGCTTGGGCTAATGAAAAAGGTTGTTATTTATATGATGGTCAAAGAGTTAACAATTTACTTGAAAAAGGTGGTAGGCAAATAATAAAAGAAAGTGACTGGGCTACTTTTATTACAGAAAATTCAATGATTGGATATATTCCAAGCAAAAGGCAATTATTAGTTGTAAAAGATTGCACGCATTCAAGTGTTGGAGATGTTTATCTTTATGATATAGTTACTAAAAGCTGGGTTTATGGAAATAGTAAATGTTCAGATAGTATAAGGTTTACAAATTTTGCAACAGATTCAAATGGTGATTTAATCTATATAGAAACTGATGACA